CGCGCTGCTCCAACGTTGCTGCGCCCACGAAAACACCATGACCCGATCCAGGCCGACGCCGTTTGAACTTGGGAAAGCCCAGATTACCGCTTCATTTTCCCAATCAATCGCGCCGCAAACCTCGCCAATGCGCAACTGGTCCACGTTGTCAAAGAACCACCGATTAACCCGGCTGGTGCCGATGGGCTGAACGCTTGACCCGTCCGTGATGTAAAATCCGTCCTGCGCCAAGAAGAAGGCCAGATAACCAACCGGCACCACGCTCATCGGCGCGATACAGCCCCGATCTTGCTCGATCACGTCAGCCCGCCACACCAGCGGGGGGCCGACATAAGATAGCCGCTGAATGCCGCGCTCCTGAAACACGATAGCGTATCGACCGCCGACAATCCGCATGACCTCGCCAAACTGACTATCCAGATCGGCAAGGCCGGATTGCGTCAGCCTGTCCGTCCCCCATGTCCCTCCGGGATTGTTGAACGCAGACCATTGAATGCGGTTCGGCGCATTGGCAATGCAGCCCAGCATCAGGAACTCGCCAACCTTTGCCACTCGCTTGGCAACCGGCGGCGTCCCCGGAAGTGCAGACCACGTATCATCCGTGTCGATGTCCGACAGATATTGCGGCGAATTGCCGACGCCTGTTGCAATGACAAAATCATTAAACCGCGCGAAGTCCCAATATTCTCCGGTCGGGATGGCGGTATATCCAGACGTTGCCGCCAAAGACGTGCGCCGCGTGAATAGCTTTGTTGCCGTGCCGCCTACCAGAATGCTGTTGCCCGCGTTGTCGAATAGCTGCTGCGCGCCCTTGACCGGCCCATCCGCGCCAGCACTCACAACCGGCGCGGGGAACGGCTTGTAAGAACCGCCCGCTGCCGGAATGACGTTATCCGCCACGACGCAGCCGGGGTTCTTGAAGCTGGGCGCGCTCGGGAGCCATTCGCCAAACGGGATGTCCACAACGGGCATTATTTATCCCATCCCTTTCCACGGTTCGGGTCGCTGTTCATCATCTGCGGAACGGGTGGACGTGCGCCCATGCCGCGCCGTTCGGCAAATCCGACCGGCAGGTTCTGACGACCCATCGGCATCGGTCCCGGCCCCATTCCAGCGCCTTGTTGCATCTGCGGCATTTGCAGGAATGGCGTCTGCCCAAACATCGCCTGCGCAAACGGCATTTGCCCCTGTTGCGGCTGTGGCATTTGCGGGATGCCCGTCTGAGGCATTTGCCCCGACATCAGCATTTGCAGAAATGGGTTCATGGCATTACCTCAATCATGTGACCGCAGCCGCCTGCTGGACGCCTTCAGCGTGTATTCACCCAGAACAACCTGATAGGCCGACAATTCCTCTGCCGCATAGACCTGCGCCCGCTCGTTATCCCGCAGATACTTGGAACACACGCGCCGCGCCGTACTGGCCTCAATCAATTCATTCGCCTGATCAAACCAGATCGACGTGCCGCTGTCGCTAATCGGCACAGTCGGCTTGACCGTGCCCGACCAGTAAACCAGATGTTCCGCTGCCGGTGTCGGCCAGATGCCGATCTGCCCCGCATAGAGCGTGTAATACTCGGGTTGGCCCTGCGGCGTGGATCCTTCAAACATGCGCTCGAAATGCATATAGGGAACATAACTCAGAGGCTCGTTCAACCCGGATGCGCCGGGATTTTCCCGCATATAGTGAATATTGATGATGTTATTGACGTTCAGCATGGTTCTGCCACCTGCCGCCTGATCGCCATCGCCTGTCGTGATATCGACCGTCGAATACCATGTTTTCGCCGCCACCAGCGTCAGCGTCCCTCCGCGCCATTCCGTCAGGTGAATGGGCTTGCGGTTGTAAAACCGGATGCTGTTGCGGATTTCTTCCTTGATTTCGCTCGCAAGGTCCGTAATCGCCGTGGCCGCAGCGTTAACCCGGCCAAGTTGTGTCGCAACCGTCAGCGCAATGTCAGCAAGTGTCGCCATCCTGCAATTCCCTTGCTATCGTTTCGCGCTTCTTGCGGTGATGTGGTGCCTTGCCGAATTTCGCCTTGTATTGATCTTCAAGGCTCATTTCCGGCTCTGGAGTAGACAGGGGCGACGTTTCCGCCGCCCTCGCCCATATTTGTCTGCGGCGCATCAGTAGCCGCCCTTGCCGCCCATGCCGCCCTTGCCGCCCTTGCAGCCTTTGGCAACTTCTTTCGGCGCTTCCGAATTGACTTGCTTACCCATTATAGCCTCCTTTACGCGACTTCGCGCACGACATAGGTCACATAGACCAGTGCCGCGCCCGTAGTGCTGTTGGTGTTGGTGATTGTCGCAATGGCTTCGGCAGGTTCGGAGAAATACTTGTTTGCCGCCGAAACGACATCCCCCGCAATATGCCCGATAGCCACGTCGAGACCGAGAATGGTCTCGGTGAACGCATTCGGATCGGCGGTGTAGCCTTCTTCCGAATTGCGAAACCCGAGATCAACCGCCTCAATGCCGATCCCCGACCAGGGCGCGAAAACGCTCACGCCCGAACCGATAACCGCCGCACCTGACGGAAGCCAGCCCAGCGATACCGTCGCTGCGCTGTTACTGTCTATGTAGGCCGTAAGCGTATGCACCATATTATGGTGATACACTTGGCCCTTTCCTGCATTAAGACCCATGATCAGGCCCTCCTTACGAGGTTACTGCGGGAATGGCATACGTGGAAACTACCACCGTGCCAAAATCTTCCGCATTCGTTGAAGAGTTGTTCTCAGGCACATACTTGGTCTTTTTGAGGCCAAAGATTGAACCTGCGGCAACACCGAACTGGTTGCCATAGTCGAACATTTCCTCGTTCCACGTGTAACGGGTTGCCCCGTTGCCCGAACCGAAGGCAATGCATACCGCCTGCGCACCGCACAGAACCGCACGCCGCGCAGTGGTAATCGCAGCACCGGTCGAGGAGTTAACCCCAGTAGTGACACGGCTTGCCTTGTGCAGCACGACGCCATTGTAGATGCCCAGCGCCCCGGTAAAAATCGGGTTGTCGCGGACATCACCGCCTTGCATCGCCGCCTTCTGAATATCAAGCCACTGGCCCGACGCAGTGTTGGTGCGCAGGTCGTGAACTTGATAGTCATGCAGGAACATGCAGTAGTAGTCATTCCCCTCATGACGAATCGGGCGAATTAGCGGGCCGGTGCTGGACGCAATCGACGCGGTTTCTGCCTTTTGACGGGCAATGTCGATCAGTTCCAGCGTAAACGTGTCAACAGCGCCCAGGCCTTGGTCGTTCGATTTACCGCCAGCCCAGAAAATGCGGTTTGTGGACGGCGCAATCGTGGCGTTGTTGCCGGTGAAGCGCGTATCCGTTACCGCAGTGTTGCCGCAAATCTGGTTGAAAAAAGAAACATCCATGCGCTGTGCGAACCAATCCGCCAGACGCATGCGCGAAGTCTCACGCAGATTGTAGGGAACACGCTGCTCCGTCATGCGGCCCTTGACGCGGGATGCGTGACGCAACTGGTTGATCACAAGGTTGTCGTCGTAAAACTGGAGCGCTTCCTCGTTACCTTCGAGGGTTGCGTCACCTTGCACGCCGTCGCCTTGCAGTTGGACGTTGAGGCCGCAGGTGATATTGTCGCCCGCGCCTTTTTTCAGGTCAAGCTTTTCCATGATGAGGCTGTCTTCGCTCTCACCAATAAACTTCCCGATGAACGTCCGGCGATAGGCCTCGGCTGCGAGGCGTTTCGACCAGACGCTAACGGCAAGAGGATGATTGACCGCAAAATCTGTCTGTGCCATGTGATTGGCTCCTTTGACAATGTTGAGGTTTCATATCTGCCGCTCGGTAACGCCCGTGCATGGCGATGGCTGTTTTACGTTCAGTCAAACGAAGATGCGTTTCAGGCCGCACCTACCTTTAGTCGTTATCCGCCCATAATCTTTCTGACTTGATCATCGGGGATTTTCGCCAATTCGGCCTCCGACATCTTGGCTAGTTGAGCAACTGTCAACTGTCCCTCGTTCGGTGCGCCGGTCGCACTGATGCCTGACGCCGCTTCCTGAGCGCGCGCCAAGGCAACAACCTTTTGCGTCTCCGTCTGCCCTTGTGGGGCGGGAGCTGATATCTCTGCTTTCGGGGCTGCGTTGCGCTGATAGCCCAGCGACTGCGCCCGCATGTATGCCATTTCCGCCGGGTTCATGCCCAGAAACTTGGCGGCTTGGTAAATGGCCTGCGCGTCCTTCTGGATTTGCTGTTGAACTTCATTCTGGCCATAACCCATGCCTTGCAATTCAGATGCGCGCGTCTGATACAAGTGCCGAACCGCGTCCGAATAATCGGGGGCTTTCGCCGCGAATTCTGCCTCGCTCTGTTGCACATCCATCAAGACCCGCTGCTGCACCTGTTGCTGTTCGATCTGCTGCTTGATCTGACGAACTTCCTGCATCGTCATGTTGGACTGATATTCAGCCCATCTGCGATGCGCGGCTGGGTCTTCAAGCGGATCCACAAACTCGGGCGGCGGGGGTTGATTGGCCTTCTCAAGCCGCGATTCCAGATCACGCAGGCGCTGTTCAACCTCCTGACGCTTGATCCGCTCGGCGTGCATCGCCTGATGCGGAACAAAACCCTCGGGCGGCTTTTCGTCCGTCCGCGTGGACTTGAATACCGGCTTTTCGTCGCCTTCCGGTTCGCCAGCCCTTTCCTCGGGCTGTTCGGCCTGTTCCGATTGCACGGGGTCTTCTACAACCTCGACGGCATCGCCGGGGTCCGCTTCCATTGCCGTGAGGGCTGCGCTTTCCTCCGGCGTTAATTGTTCTTCTGTCATTTGTCAGTTCCGTTGACTACGTAGCCGGTTAACGCTCCGGTAGGCGAAACCCGATTATCGGGGATTTCATTGATCACTGACTATCCGCGTTGCGCGGAAAATACGGGCCAGAAACAACCCCCATTTCTGAGCGCCCCCAAGACGCACAACTCTGTTTTGCTCGATGATCATATACGGGCCGATGTGAACGGCGCGGTGAGGTTTTCCATTGAGAATTGCAACGCTGGTGCGCCACGATACCGGCCCCCGCGCCCCGCGCATCATACCGTTCGCATACTCCATTTCCTGCAATTTGCTCATCACGGCTTTTACGTCGCGCCACTCGATGCCGTTTTTATGCTCGTAAAACGCCTGCGCGATTTGACCCTCTGTCATCTCACACCCGAAAATTATTTTCGTTACTTTTTGCATCACACGCCCCTTGGCATCGCTCGGCTCTGCATTTCCGCCGCCATTTTTATCGGCGCAAGCTGCGTTTCCTGCATGATTTGCTGCGCCCGAACCTGATCGAACTGCGCGTTTGCCTCATTCTCGGAAATCTCGCTCATCACCTTCTTCTGCTCAAGCTGCATCATCGGGTCAGGCGGCTGTTGCTTGGCTTCCTCGGCCTTGGCCCGCACCTTGTCCGCAAAACTGGACGGCAGCGGGGAATATTCCAGAATATCCGCCCAATCTTCCATTCCAAGCCCTGCGTTTTGCAGTAGCGGCATCATTTGCTGAATGACGCTCCAGGCCTTTTCCTTCTCATTTGGCGCGCTGGGTGCATCATCGACAATCGTGTCGTATTTCCGCGTATCGTCATCCATCGCTAACGGAATATATTGCTCATGCCCCTTGGACACGATCCGCACCAGTCGCCCGGTCGGCGCAATGTGCGCACGCAAGAAATGCAGGATCGACGACCCCTGACGCTTGCGATAAAACCGCAGGCTGTCGAACAGCCCCGCCAACGTGGTCATGGCCGATTGCCTGCGCTGGTATTCCAGAACGCCCGCTTGATTGGCCTCACGCATGCCCATCAGTTCCAGAGACACGCCAGACACGTCGCGGATCGAGGATATGGCAAATTCCGTCAACTGCATCAGCGCAGAAGGCATTTGCGGCCCGCTCTTTTCCCTGATCCGGTCCAGACCGCCGTTGTTCAGCCACGAAACACCGTCAGCAGCAGCCCAGCTATCCTCGAACTCGCGCACGTCCTGAACCGCGCCAATCTCTGCCATAACACCGCCCTTGGCGTTGCTGTTGATGATGTGCAGCGTCTGGGATAGCCATTTGTTCGCAAACTTCTGCGGATCTTTCATGCTGCGCAGAAGTCCGTAAAACCGCTTTTCCTTGCGATCCCAATGGCCGGTCATCGCCTGTAATGTCGGGTTGCCGGGGTCCGGCTGGCTTTCCTTCAGGACCGCCTTGCCGATGAAGGCCTGGCACCAGACGCGCGCATTGATGCGGCGGTGAGGCACTTGGACCGGCACCAGTTTCTGCACCTTGTCGAAATCATCCGCAGAGATTTCCTCGCGCTTTCCGGTCGTCGGCTCGACATACTCGACCTTGCGCACCCGCTCACGCCACTGGATCTGCACAATCGTTACCGTATCGCGGGAATTGTTCTGGTCGTTTTCCTCATTCGTGTATTGATCGCTGATGATGTTGCGGTGAACGTCCACGTCGTCAACCTTGTCCAGCCAATCCGCGTCCAGATCGCTGTCGAGTGCGTCTGGGAACATTTCCTTGGCCTCGGCGCGGGTCATCGTGTGAATGCGTCCGACCCGCGCCGCGTCAGTCAATCCTCGCCGATGAGCGTGGCAGTCATAAAACACCGTCAGCGGGTCAATGCGCTCGACCTTCGGCGCGCCCTCTGGGTCTTCCTCGAAATCCAGCCGCGTTTCAGTGTAGCCCAATCCGCAAATCAGCAGGTCGCGGAATGCCTCGCTTTCCTCATCTTCGGCCATCGCCTGATCGCGGAACCATTCAGCGCCCGCGCTCAGAACCTCATTCGGCTTTACGTCGCCAATCTCACGCGGAATAAACCGCACCTCAGTTCGGTTGTTGATTTCCGAACCGGCGACAGATGCCAGGATGGTGGCGCATCGGTTGAACACGATAGGAACGCGGCTGTTGCCCTCAAGGTCGGCCTTTTCCGATGCCGTCCATTGGTGGCCGTCAACAAAGTTGTATTCTTCTTCCGCTGCCTCACGAAATGCCGCTTGCGCTTTCCAATCCTGTTGCGCCCATTGTTTGAGTTGATCGAAGTCCGCTTTTTTCATGCCGCCCATGCGCTGCCTCTTTTCCGTTGCGGCAATTTAGGCCGGGTGTCATGCAGTGCGTGCGCGATTGCCATCAGGCCAAACGCATCTGCCGCGTGGCTGGCCCAGTCGTGTTCAGGCCCAAGGCCGATAGAGCGCTGCTCGTCGCGCTTTTCGTGATACCACGCCAGAGCCTCGCGCCCCGCGTCCGTCTTCGCCTGATCAAACCAGATGCTCGGG